TGATGAGTATGTTTGGTGTACCTGCCGTACCTGCGGGTGTAGCGTCTATGCCAGTGTCTGCTATCTCGTCGGCACCTGCACAGTTAGCAGCACAATCAACTGGAGGAATTAACAACATTAGTAGCGCACTTAAGTTTGCTACAGGAGGTGTTGCAAAAGGGCCTTCTTCAGGTTACCCTGCAGAATTGCATGGAACCGAAGCAGTAGTTCCACTACCTAATGGTAAGTCTATTCCCGTTGAAATGAATAATGGAGGTTCTAGAGGAGATATTCAAAGTAATGTTACAGTAAATATTGCTAACGATGGAACATCTAAGACAGAGTCTGAAGGCGCACCCGATTTTGAAGCTATGAGTAAAGGTATAGCAGCAGCTGTGCAAGAAGAATTACATAAACAAAAAAGATCGGGCGGAATTCTTAGCCCTTATGGGAGCGCATAATGGCGTTAGGTTTTATATATAAAGATGCACTTTACGCAACACCAGATAAATCTTTGAACAGACAAGTACAGCCCCAAGTATTAACTTCTAGTTTCGGAGATGGTTATGAGCAGAGAATAGCACCAGGCTTAAACTCTATACAAGAAACCTATACACTTCAGTTCAAAACTAGAACGAAAGAGTTTGTAGATGATGTAATATCGTTTTTGGACGCTACAAAAGCAGTAACTAAATTTAATTTAAAAATTCCTGATACTAATACTTCAGGATCTGAAAAAACTGTAAAAGTTGTTTTAAAAAACTATACTGTAAACTATCAGTATGACAACTTTTATTCTTTAACCGTAAATGTAAAAAGAGTTTATGAAGCATGACAAATATAATAGCAACAGATGTCCAGCAACTAGAAATAAATGAGGGAAAAGTAGACCTATTTGATCTTCAATTAACTTCAGGAGTAGAAAGGTACTTTCATCCCGGCGTTAATCAAGGTTTCGGAGAAATCAAGTTCAGAGCAGATAGTAGTGGGGATGTAGAGACATACGTAGCAATGCCTATAGAGTTAGATGGTATGGAAATATCTGCAGATGGCTCAATAAATAGACCTACCTTAACTATGGCAAATGTGGGTAGTATACTAAAAAACAGTCTTGGAATTAGAAGTTTCAATGATTTAGTAGGTTCTACGGTAGTAGCTCGTACAACTTTTGAAAAACACTTAGATAATGGATTGGGAAATAGCAGTAATCCTCCTGTTACAATGTCGAGAGTAAAGTATAAGATAGACAGAGTTTCCGCAGAAAATAATATAATGGTTAGTTTTGAACTAGCAGTGGCTTACGATTTAGAAGGCGTACAGCTACCTAGACGAGTACAAGTAGGTAAGTTTTGTAGTTGGCAGTATCAAGGGCATTCAACACACGGCAAAGGTGGTTGTGTATGGAGCGCTACTTCAGAACTAAGAGACTATGATAATAATGATAATGAATCTAATAAGTTTTTTTACTTTAATGTATTTGATGAGCCCTTGTGCCTAGCTAGTCATGTAACCAGCCATAGTAATGCTTATAACGATGGCACACTTTATACCCGTAATATGTATGTAAGTAGAGACGGTAAATATTATGTAGCAAAACAAAATCATACGTCAAATAGTAGTATTAGGCCGGGAGATGTATCTGGAGAAGGTTATTGGCTTAGAGTTCATACATTTCAAGATTACTCCACCTCCACCTCATATAGTAAAGATTCTTTAGTGAGACACTCTATTTTAGTAAACGGAGTAACCGTTACTACTATTTTTAAATCTTTAACTAATTCAAACACAAATAGAACGCCCTCTTTAAAGAATAGTTATTGGGTTAGAGAGGAAGCCTGTGGTAAACTACTAAATTCGTGTAAATGTAGGTTTGGAGGTCAGACAGCAAGCTATCATACTTATAATACTTTACCTTCAACAGCTAAATTAACTGCACGAGTTCTGCCTTTTGCAGGATTTCCAGGTACAGCGAAGTTTTAATATGAAAGAACACTTAAACGATATAGAAAAACACTTTGAAGACTGTTATCCTAGAGAAGCTTGTGGAGTTATTGCAGTTGTAAAGGGCCAATCAAAGTGGTTTCCTTGCACTAATGTAGCAGAAGACCATGACGATTTTATCATAGACTCTACAGAGTATATAAATATATCTCAAAGAGCAGACATTATAAGTATAGTACATAGTCATCCTGATGCTAGTTGTGATCCGAGCCCTGCAGATATTAAATATTGTAATGCTATAGGGTTGCCCTATTATATTTTTAGCTATCCTGGTATGGACTTACATATACAACAACCTAAAAGAGAAACAAAAGCATTATACGGAAGAACTTATGAGTTTGGTACAAATGATTGCTTCGAAGCGATGAGAGACTATTTATCTAGCCAAGACATACATATACCAGCTAGAAAAGCTTTTGAAGACAATTGGTGGGATAAAAACTTAGATTATTTCACAGATGAGATGATAAAAAATTATAATTATGTTAAAGTTGAAGGAAATATAGAAAAGAATGATGTACTAATATTTACAGTACAATCAAATATAGCAAACCATTGTGGTGTTTATTTAGGAAATGATTTATTTTTTCACCACGCAGAAAACAGACTATCATGTCGAGAGAATTTATATCCATTTTGGAAAAAATATTTATCAGGAGTTTATAGATATGCGCCGTAAAGTTTATTTACAAGGAGAATTAGGAGAGCGTTTTGGTTCAAGCTTTACTGTAAACAGTGATACTTATCAAGATATTTTTAAGTGCATAAATGCAAATAGACCTGAATTCAAACCTTTTTTACATAAATGTGTAGAAGAAGATATAAATATGAATATAACACACCAAGGTAAGGAAGTACCTCAAGAAGACCTACTAATCCCTTTAGAAGAAGGAGATATAACTATATCACTAATTCCTGCAGGATCTAAAAAAGCTGTAAAAATATTTGTAGCTCTGGTAATTGTATTCGTGGCTTTACCTGCTATTGGTGCGGGAGTAGCTGGTGCGGGTGCAGCAGGTATGACTACAGGTCAGTTAATTGGAGCAGCAATGAGTACAAATCTAGGTTTAGGACTTGCAATGGTAGCTACAAATTTAGCAATCATGGGTATTATGGAAATGATGATGCCTGATCCTTCTGTTGATAATGATAATCCTTCTAACTATCTTTATGGGGGTTCCGACTCTGGAAACATAACCGAGGGGGATCCCATTCCTATTTTATATGGAGAATTACGAGTGCCAGGAAAACCAGTAGCAGTAGATATGGTTGAAGGCGATTTTAGAAATCAATCTCATGTATCTACAGAATTAGGACATATAATACCTGTTGATGATACTATAGTAGACGTAGCCGACGTGACTGGCTATACAGGTACCGCTTTTTCTGGTTTAAGCTTTAATGGTGGTATCGGGGGAGGAACATTCGCATAATGGCTAATCACGGAACTAGAATAGATGGAAAAAATAGAGGCGTTTTAACAGAAAGACTAAGGTCTGGAGAATCTTCAACCTTATCTGTAACTGATGTAATATCAGAAGGACCTATATATGGTTTAGTAAATAACGAAGCTAGTGTATTTTTAGATAATGATAGAATAGCAACGTTACAATCCGCGGGAGCTAGAAAAGCAAACACTGAGGTAACTCTAACCTTTACTAAAGGAAGTAAAAATGCAACTTTAAGTACTTCTAATCAAACCGTTGTTGCTTCTCTTGAGGATCCAACAGACGGAATAGCTTATTACGTTATTGCAAAAAATATTTATACAACTACTGTAGTAAAAAACACCCCTACCGGGGGCGGTATTGGCGCTATTGTACAACGGGTACTATCAGCACGTCTTTATTCGGATAACTTTTTTACTCCAGATACTGTTACAGGTCTTGGACCTAAAACAGGAGGACTTCTTAATAGCCTTACTCAAGCTATTAGTACTAATACTCGATACCTGCCTGCAAGACTTAAAGAAATAGCAGACACTTCCCCCAATCTTGCGGGGCTTGGCACAGTAGAAGGTTTCATTACAGACAGACCTGAAGGTGTAGCTGGTGTTACTAAATTACTTCATACATCTGATGTAGCAAATGACTATGGTACTTTTTCTCCAAATCGTGGAGAGTTCTATGATGTTCATGAAATGATCCCGGATGGCACCTATAAACTGGAACTAGATTCTGCGGTACCTATAAGCTCGGTTTCAGGTACGTCTGTAACCCTAAAAGATAACTGGCCTCACAACAGCGGCACCTTTAAAGTAGAAAACCTTGGTTTATTTAAAGCAAAAGATCTTAATCATAAAAATCAGTCAATAGGTGTAAAAGTACCTGGTACCCAGGTTCAATTTGTTACAGGACACTTATACCAACCTGCTTTATCAGGGTCTGGAGGTGTAGGTTCAAATGCTGTAACTGTAAATATTGGTCAGGCAATTGAGCAAACTTCGGGATATGGAGACGGTACTCAATCTCCTAAAATTTTACAAGGGGGAGGTAATTTAGGTTTATCAAGCTCTCAACTTATGGAGGTTGATAGTCTTTTATTTAGAATTAATTACAATTCAGGTTTTTTTGCCCGAAATGGGGATGGCGACGATAGAACCACTTTTATTAGGTATGAAATTTCTGCACAGGTAAAAGAGAATGGAGTTTTTTCTAGTGCTTTTGGCCATAAAACAGTCGTTCATAAAGGTATGTATAAAAATGCAAGAGTCTTTGAACATGAAATATCTTTAGACGCTTTAAGACCTTTTGAAGATTTCAAAATAATAATTAAAAGGCTAGACTCAGATGATGATGACGGATATAGTGCGGAAGGTGTAAGAAGCGGAGATTGGACAAATGTTACCGGAGCCAGTCTAGGAACAGTAACTTTAGTTACCAAAGATATACTTAATTATCCTCTGACAGCTATGGGTAAAGTGTCCTTCAATACTAAACGGCATCAAAACATGCCTAAGAGAAGTTACCACGCAAAAGGCCTGCTAGTAAGTGTTCCTTCAAATTATGTAACTAGGGATGAAGCTTCTGACGGAAACGCCTCTTATAATAGAAACCCGGATACCGACCTAATAACAAATACTTACCAGGACTGGGATGGATCTTTCAGAAATGAAAAAACTTATACAAATAATCCTGCCTGGATTTTTTATGATATTTTAACTAATAATAGATATGGACTAGGGGAGTTTATTGACTCCTTAGACGTTGATAAATATGCTTTATACCGACTATCAAGATATTGTGACGAATTAGTATCAGACGGTAGAGGGGGTCTAGAGCCTCGATATACTTTAAATCTATATTTAACAAAATCGGTAGATTCTTACAAAGTATTAAAAGATATAGCTACTAATTTTATAGGAATGTTATATTTTATAGATGGTAAAGTAACTCCTATTCCTGATGCGCCCTCTTATCCTGTAGCAAACTTTACACAGGCTAATGTTATTGATGGCAAGTTTGAATACGAAGGTACAGGAAGTAAAACCAGACCTAATCAAGCTGTAGTGTATTGGAATAATCCTAAAAATGATTACAAAATAGAACCCCTGCTTGTAGAAGATCGACAAAATATATCAGAAACAGGGTCGACTATTACCAAAGAAGTTACAGCAATGGGTTGTACATCAGAAGCTCAAGCTAGTCGATATGGTAAGTGGAAGTTATGGACAGCGGCTAATCAACAAGAGTTAGTATCTTTTTCTACAGGTATAAACGGAGCGTTTATAACCCCTGGAGATATAATTAATGTACAAGACTCTCATAGAACCTCTGTAAGATATGGAGGTATGGTATCTACTCAGGTAGAAAAACATTTAACTATTGGAAATACTTATACAGCAAATACTCAAATATCGTCAGATGCTTTTAGCAGTACAGTACGAGGACAGCCTGTATTAATGGCAGGAGAGGTATCACTACCGAGTACTTTTTCTAATGCTTCGGAGTGTTTGTTCGAGCATGGAGGAGACGGGACAGGTACTTGGATAGGTATAAGAACATACAACTCAGAAAAATATCTTGTAGCGAGAACAGGAGATGGAAATGCAAATGTTCAAATATCTACCGCCGCAGCAATTTATAGTAAAATAAAGATCTCAGATATTCCTGAGTTTGATGATTTAGTTCACACAGTAGCCTGGGAGATTCATCCTACAGAAGGCACTTTAAGATTATGGATTGATGGAAGATTAATTATAGATGCAAAAACTCAGGCTAGTAATCCTTTAGAGGGTGGCGTTTGGAGTACCGGAGGTGCCGGAGGCTGGGGAAGAGGCTATGGTAGCATAGCAGGGGATACTTCCCCTTGGAATACAGGTACTGCATGGAGTGGGGACTTTGACTCAGGACTAAGAACATATAGTAATCAACTAGCCCACTATTCCTCACGATCAAGAATCGCGTTAGATTCTTCAGTAACTCTTGACTCAGACAGTACCTTTGAAGTTAGTACAGTATTAATAAAACCTACAGCATATGCTTTAGAAGATATGGTAGTTAATGGAGTAAGTTACTCTAAAGGAGATATTGTACCTAGGGCATATGTGGACACAGCAGGTAATGGTTCATATATTTTTCATTATTTAACTACTGAGGCAAGAGCTTTAAATGCTAAAGGAAGTGCTTCGGCTACTTCTAGCCTATCTTTAGGCTGGAAAGAGGATATTAGAACTGAAACTAGATCAGTGAGTAACTCTTCAGGTACTCATAATGTTCTAGAAGTTTCTTCAGACTTTACAGACTCTCCTGAATCCGGAAGCATTTGGGCACTTAAAGAAACTACTGAAGGCTTACTTGTAGAAGGTTCCCTTAAAGAATATAAAATATTATCGTTAGCTCAATCAACAGACGGTACAAAGTTTGACATCGTAGCTGTAGAGCATTATGATTCTAAGTTTGACGCTATCGAAGGCACTTTATCAACATATGTTGTAGATCCTATTAATAGAAGTATTACCTCAACAGATGAAATACCCAAACCAAGAGCAGTACATTATAGACCTCAAGAAACTACTGATTCCAGTACTTCACAAGGTAGTACTGTAATTATTGATTGGGAACACCCACTAGCAGAAGCGATTACAGGAGTGGTGTACGACTCAGGAGAGTCTCAAGATGATGACGGAGGGGTTGGAAATGTTGAATTAAGTCCTTACTATAAACATTTAGGAGGCTATGAACTTATACATGATTTTCCAAACTACCCTAGCCCAATGGGGATAGAAAAAGGTCCTACTGAGCTAGTATTTGAAAAAGTTCCTGAAGGCACATATTATGTAGAGTTAAGAACTAGAAACACTTTAGGTAATTTATCAGAACCTGTGCAAATAGGGGTAGAGGTTGCAAATAATCTGCCTGATGTTTTAAATCGCTTCCCTTTAGGAGTACCAACAGGCGGCGCTTCTAGCACTAGTGCTTTTATGGATGTTAATGGCACGTATCAATTCAGACATAATGTATACGGTTTTAGAGCCCCTCAATCAACAGCTCCGTTTTTATCAAATAATAGTGTAAATACTGACACTTATAAAGTAGATTGTTCTGGTATGTCTACAACAACACAACACAATAGTAATATTAATACTTTTTTGGATGACCAATATTATGTATTAATACGTACCACACAAACCAGTAATATACTTAAACTTCTTAAATTTAGTAGAAATAATTTATATAATATACCTTACTGGTATGATTCAGGAGACGGTTCTAATAGTAGTGGTTTAACCTCTTCTTTGGAACAACAAGGTATTCAAGGAACAGTTTCTAGATTCGAAACAAGTACTAGAATAAACGGCACCGGTACCTCATTTACCACCGATTTTAAAGTAGGCGATTTAGTAGTTGTTGGTAGCCAAGCAGCTAAAGTTTCTTTTATAGAAAGTGATACTAGATTAGAAGTTGATAGACACATGGGAGCTGCATTTACTAATGCAAAAATACGAACTCCTAATTACAGAATAGATCTTGCTACAGAGTCCATTATAGCAAGAGTTTATAAACATAATACAGAAGGTTTCCAACTTGTTTCTTATATAAACATAGACAGCGCGGTTACTCCGCAACAAGGTAAAACTTCATTATTATACCAAAAAGTAGCAAATAATGGAAATGCGCCTACTTATGTACAGGCGGCAGGTAGTTTTGCTAGCCCTGCCGATGGTAATAGCGGCTGGACTATTAGTATTCCTGAAATGAACAATGATAAAGATATTGTTTATGCAATTAGTCGTATATTTACAAGCGATGGATCTCCTCCACAAGAGTCTGGCTGGTCAACTCCGTTTATACATTCTCGTAGACAAGATGGAGATCGAGGTCCCGGTCGCTGGCATATTTCGGTAGTTAGCTTACCCGTTACAGCCGCTCAAGCAGATACTGCATGGGACACTAACTGGGACGGTAGACCGGGAGATCCTGTTACTAATGATCAAGCATATTTTTATACTGGATCTGAATCTGCACCAGATGGTCAAACGGTTTTTCTTTTTGATGGAACAAACTGGACTAGTCAATCTGAAGTTTTAGATGGACAACTTCTTTTTGCTGAAAGTGTTGCACAAGGCCAATTACAAGCAAATTCTATTAGCGCTAATAAAATACAAGCAAATGCAATTACAACAGACAAGTTAGAAGCAAATTCTATAACTACAGAGACTTTGGCCGCTAACTCTATTACAACAAATACACTTTCAGCAAACACTGTTACAGCAAACGAACTTGAAGCAAATGTTATTACTGCTAACCATTTTTCATCTGGTACGGTTCTTGCAGATCTAGTAAGTGCAAACTCTATTAAAGCCAATGATATAAAGTCTAATTCTATTACGTCTAATAAGATAGCTGCAAATTCTATTAATGCAAATTCTATAGCTGCAAACTCTATTACTACGGAGACATTGAAAGCAAATACTATTACGGCTGCACATATAACTTCTACCTCTGTTGTATCTGATTTAATAACTGCAAACTCAATTAAATCTGCTGATATCAAAGCGAATACCATCTCAGCTGAAGAAATAGCTACAGGAGCTATTGATGCTAATCACGTAACTGCTGCCTCTGTTGTTGCAAATCTACTAAATGCTAACTCAGTTAAAGCAGGGGAAATTAAAACTGATAATATAGCGGCAATTACAGCAGATTTGGGTGACATTACGGCAGGG